CACGTTCTTTTCGGATTGCATAGAAAGTAATTGCCGAAGCCAGCGCTGAACCTACTATCAGGGCGATGCACGCCCATGCAGCCACGGACAAATCTCCGTCGCGAATGAGACCTATGCTCCGAATCTGCGCATCCGCCACAAGGCAGGCAATCAGAGAAAAAGAGAGCAGCATACAAAACAGGGCGAGAACGTAACACATTGTATGCGTAGACCTTATCTGTGCGCTCTGCGCTGCTGCTGTTGCCTCCAGCTTGGCGTTTTCAATCTCGACATGGTGAATCTGCTCGGTCAGTTCTTCCGAGCTTTCTGCGGGCTTGACAAGCCCGAACAGCTCATCCAGCGACAGCCCGAGAACGTGGCACAGCGCGGCAGAGTTATATAGCTTTGGGTCTTGCTGTGTTCCTGCGCATAGCTTCGTCACAGCCGATCTGGAAACGCCGGATTCCTCGACAAGTCTGTCGATGGTGTAATGCTGATCTTCTTTCGCCCGCTTGATGTTCCCCTGATATGCAGAAATATATGGGGCGAGTTCCTGAATTGCTGACATGATATACCTCCATTTTCACATATATTTCGCTGATTTTTCCGCCACTGGTATGGTTTTACCAATTTGAGGGTGGACATTTCTGCCGCTTTTGCTATGCTGGTTACAGGCGCGTGAGAAAGCCCCACCGCCGGTGGAGCGACGGTGGGGCGATCTTAAACATTCCATTATACAAAATAGTCTGTCCCATAATTGCCGCTTATGAGGGTTACCGGACGAAGAAAATACAAGGTGTTCTTTGTGGAAGATTCCAAATTGAAATTCTTGAACATACGTTCTAAAATATGGAGGTACACAAAATGCAGAGCATCAATATTCGCTTTGAAAACGGGAAAGTAAACATCATCGTAGACGGGGCGCTTTTCAAGGACGTTCACAGTCTGAGCCTCGACTATATCAAGGGAGCGCCCATGCTCTTTGCCTGCGTCTCAGATGTAGGCGAGACACGGGAGCAGTGGCAGAACTCTAAGTTTATGAGTTAGACGTAATAAGGATTCGGCTTCAGCAAGATTGCGATAGTATCAATGACCCATCCAATCCCGCACAACCCAAGTGTAAAGAGATACAGGATTCCTGTTCCAACTTTGCCCTCATAGAATTTATGCGCACCGATCATACCGAAGAAAAGGCAAAGGAAGAATGAAACCCATTTGTTCTTCGGACGACCATACCCGCGGATAGTATTCACGTTCGCATTTGTGTTCGTGTTATTGATTACGACGTTCGGCTGCGCGGACTTTAATTCTTCAACTTGTTTTCCACATTTCGGGCAAATCACGCAGTCCTTGTCGATGATCGCACCACAAAATTTGCAAAACTTTTGATTTTCGGTTGGAACGGGTCTTTCTACAGTGTCCATCTTATTTTCCTCTTTTCTATTTTTGGGTGTAAACATTGCGCTATAATATTATTTAGGGTGGCAGCCTCCACAAGGTGAATACCCAGAATTCTGTGCATCTTCTGTGCTATCGAACCAGATTTCGTTCTCTTGGAGGATTTCCTTTGCAAAGCGGCAACTAGGATTATGGTATTTATCCGAGTCAACACTTCCAACGTATACACCGGATGATTTCTGTGACGTTGTTTCTGTAACTGGCTCAGCGTCCGGGGAAGCAATAGCTTCCGAAACAGGCTGTTCGGTTGGTTCGGATGCTTCAATCGGAGCGTCTAGCGCATCGGGTTCGATATCGGAAGCAGTGGAATCACCGAAAGACGTTTGCGCGGTTTTATCTGAGATGGGAACCTCGGGCTGGTCCTGAAGAATCGATTCTGCGGGCTCCGGCGCTTCTGGAGAAGAGCCAACCTTTGCGTCAGGAACGGCGATTGTTTCTTGTTCCCTCTCTTTATCTGGTTCTCTCTTCGCGGTTTTTGCCGTGCATCCAGTCAGAAGAAGCACAGCGAGAAAAAGCGCAAGCATTCTTTTCATTGTAAAAATCCCTCATAGTCAAAATTTGATTTGATACTACGATTTTACCAACAGAGTTTGACAGCCTCAAGAACAAATCTACACAAAAAGAAACGATAAAATTTGGAGGTTAAGAAAAGGACGGCGGAAGTGGAGACAGGAGATTATAATGGATGAAAAGGAAATCGCAACGATTAAAGAATTGACAGAAACACTTATGAGACTTACACCAGAGAAACTCAACCTTTTTCTATCTGCTGCGCAAGAGTTAATAACGCAGACGCAAGTTCAGGACGATCTAGGCAAATATTTATGATCTTCTGAATTGATTCCGGCAAATCACAGACACGCGCTTCGCCATCGGCGGGGCGCTCTTTTTTTATGCCCGCAGACGGGTCATCGGTTTCGCCGGTCAAGTAGGCGATAGTTGTTTCGAGAGCATTGGCTACAGCTGACAGGTTTGCATAGTTCGGAACGCGGCCGTTCTTCCACCACTTTCCGATTGTGCCGTTCCCCATTCCGAGCCGACTTTCAAGGGCGGCAATGCTTGTTCCCCTGCTCTTACATAGTTCTTTTAGACGTAAATGCAAATCCATAAAAATAATTAGACAAAAATCAGATTTTCTTCTTGACAATGCGACTTAAGTCTATTATACTTAGACGTGTGAAGGGTACAAAAAACCAAGCCCCTCACCAAGACGGACTTTTAGAAGATATTTAATTGCCTTGACACGCTTATATTAGACTATCTTCTAACCTCTGTCAAGTAGTATTCGTACAGATTGGAGGGATTTTTTTGATTTATGAGAATGTCAAGCGCCTTTGTACGAAGCACAAGACGAATATTGCGACCGTAGAAAAGGCGTGCGGCATTGCCAACGGCACAATCGGAAAGTGGGCAGGAAAGGACGCTGCCCCGCGCATCGACACTGTAAAAGCGATTGCAGACTATTTTGGCGTATCGGTCGACTCGCTGTTACAGAAGCCGAGAAAACGGAAGAAACCTTGAGACTTGTAAAAGAGGCTCAGACGGGAAAGGAGGACGTATGAAAAACACAAAGCCCAGCAACACAGAAGAAATGCTCGAAAAGCAGTTGCAGCTGCTTTCCGAGCATAGCCAGAAACCAGACATCAGCCCGGAATCCCTTGCAGAATTGACAAATCAGATGGTCAACATTGCAAAATATCTCGATTTTGGGCGTTAAACCATCCGCTGGTCTTCTTTTCCCGATGCAGCTTCGAGATTTCGTAATAAGCTTTCAAATACAGTTCGTAAATCTCTGACGGGCTTTTGCCAGTGAGGTCTTGCCGTTCAACATACAGATATGCGGTTGCCTCAACAGCATCTTTTGGGAAAGAATTCAGTTCAACACTATCAGCCACTTAGTTCACCTCCTTTCAGCTGAATCATAACACAGCGCGGCGGAAGGTGCAACCAATGAGACCGAGACAGCATGAATCACATAGGCAAGTGTGGTAGTGCTTGCGGTAATACCACGGTATTACCTTTAGGAAATGGAAATGGAATAGATAGTATTTCTGAGTAATTATTAAACAGAAATGGAGGGATAACGATGGTAACGCAAAATCTAGCGGCGCTGATGTCTTCGGAATCGGACATGATCAACGCGGACGTTGCGGCAAAGATTCTCGGTTGCAGCCCCCATCGTCTGCGGATGATGGCGCGGGAGAGACCGGAGCGGCTTGGCTTCCCGGTATGCTGCCCGACACCGAGTCGGGTAAAAATCCCGAGAATCCCGTTTATGCGGTTCCTCGGATTGGAGGTACAGGATGAGTGACGTTGAATATATCCTTGAGGCGAATCACCGGCGCGCAAGAGAGCGCGAACTCGGCGAGCGGTGGGACAAGATTATCCGGCAGCGCAAGCGGAAGTCGGAGCTTTTGAAGGCTTCGGAGGCGTTCTGCTTCTCGGTTGGCTGCGTCCTTCTGGGCGGCACGGCGGTCCTGCTGGGCTTCGGGCTGTTCAAGGCGGCATTCACGCTCGGCGGTGCGGCGGTGATCTTCTTCGGCGGCGCGGTGCTAATGGAGGCGTGAGATGATTTACCCGTGCAAGAAATGCACACATGATACGGGCAAGTGCCGCTGCCTTGACTGGCAGAGATGGTTCTCTGTGGAGTTTGAGACAGAAGCGGCGAAGGTGCTTGCTGCGACACACGCAGAACCGACGCCATCCACGCCGAAGGTCTCGTATCGTGAGATTGTTTTCAGTACGTACTTCACAATGGCTTGGAGGTAGATATGAAGCAGGCTGAACGTGTTTTAAAGTACATGCGCGACTTCGGCAGCATTACGCAGCTCGAGGCGATGCAGGACCTCGGCTGCATGCGGCTGGGCGCGCGTGTTTACGATCTGAAGCGCGAAGGGTACAACATCCGGCGCGACATGGAAACGAGCAAGAACCGGTATGGCGAGGATACGAGCTATGCCAGATACAGGTTAGTGGAATGATGGAAGATAAACAGCAAGCGCCGTTTATCACGGATATCAACGGCGCGGAGATTTACGACGGGAACGAGTACTTTGTTTCCGACGAGGGAAACATTGCTGCTGCGGCTCCGGGCGAGAACTGGAACGTACATAACGCCCTGATTGAGCATTTAGTGGAAACGTATGGCACGAATTACATTGCCGAAATGTGCGGCTTGGACAAGCGAGTCTGCAAGATTTAAGGAGGGAAGATGGCAAACTTTGAAAGCGGCGTGAGCCGGTTTATTCAGACGGCGGCGGTCGTCAGGGTGGCGTTTCCGGTCGATCTGAAAGGGAACGAATACATTTGCTGCGATGCGTGCCAGTTTTACCGCAAGAGCAGCAGCCGGTGCGGACTGACAAACGAGCCGCTGCTCTGGCCGGGCCGGTATGTCGGAAGTGACTGCCCACTGGAACTGATCGAAGAAACGGAGGATGAAACATGAAGCGGTTTCGCCTTTTAAGGCCGGATGAAATTGAGTGCCGCGTGGCACAGTGCAACGAAAAAGGCGCGTCGATTCTGCTGTACAAGACAGCAAGAACGGATGCGGACTTGCTTGACGAGACGGTAGGCGCGCAGAACTGGGAGAATGATTTTAAGCTGGTTGACGGCGTCCTGTACGGCGGTATCGGCGTAGACTACACCGCAAACGGACACCCTATCTGGAAATGGGACGCCGGAACAGAAAGCAACACAGAAGCCGAGAAGGGCAGAGCGTCGGACGCGTTCAAACGGGCCGGGTTCAAACACGGGATCGGACGGGAGCTTTATTCCGCGCCGTTTATCTGGATCGACGCGGCGAAGTGCCAGAGGCTCAAGAAGAACGACAAGACAGGCCGCTGGCAGTGCTCTGACCAATTTGACGTGACGGAGATCACCTACGACGAGCAGGAGCGAATCAAAACGCTGACGCTTGCATCGAAGGGAAAGCCTGTCTACACCTTCGGACACGGTGGGAAAACTGAGACGCCGAGCACCCCGCGCCTTGTCTGCGCGGACTGTAAAGGAGAGATCACGCAGATCGTAGAAGGTGGCACACAGTTTACCGCTTTACAGGTAGCCGAGAAAACGAGAAAGCGCTTTGGCAGATGCCTTTGCTGGAATTGTGCGAGTAAAGCATGAGAGAGCTGAATATCGTTGAAGCTTCGTGGAGCATGGACGCTTCGGGGAGTTGGCTGAAGCTTCGACCGGAGCTGCCCGGACAAGCCCAGATGGTTGCCGGGGAGATTGACCCACAGAAGAAGTACACGGTCACGATCAAGGAATTTCGCAAGAAGCGGAGTCTGGACGCCAACGCTTATGCGTGGGTTTTGATGAACAAACTGGCAGACAAGCTGAACATGGGCGTGCGCGACTTGTACCGGCACTACATCCCAGACATCCCGGAGAACAGTCAGGTGGTCTGCGTGCCGACGGAAGCGGTCGAGAAGCTGCAAAGCGGATGGGAGCACAACGGCATTGGCTGGTGCAGCGATACGTTAAAGTCAAAGCTCCCCGGCTGCACGAACGTTGTTTTGTACTACGGAAGCTCCACGTTCGACCAGAAGCAAATGGGCGTGCTGCTCGATCTTATCATTGAGGACTGCAAGCAGGTCGGCGTTGAGTATCTGACACCGGAGGAACTGGAACGGCTCAAGGGGGAATGGGATGCGTAAGGAAACGAGCAAAACAAAGATCCCAGAGAAGGTCAAGAAAGCCGTCTGGGAGCGCGACGGCGGGCGCTGCATTGTCTGCCTCCGCCCCGGCAATCCGTGGTGTCATTACATCCCACGCTCGCAGGGCGGGCTTGGAATTGAAGAGAACATTGTGACGCTATGCGATAGCTGCCATGTGGCATTTGACCAATCGCCGAAGCGCAAAAGTCTGAGAGAGTATATCAGGCGGTATCTCAAAATGAAATATCCCGATTGGGAGGAAACAAAACTGATTTATAAGAAAGGAACGTAATTATGGAATCCTATGTAAAACTGAGTACGGAAAAGTATGAGGAATTGGCGAAGAAGTGCCTTACGCTCGATATGCTCGCTGAATCGTATAAGAAGATGCCCTCGTATCGTTTCGATGACATCTTGGAAGTCTACTTTGGAAAGCGGGAAACTGCCAAAAAGGAGGACGAAAAGTGCTGAACCACATTGTTATTATGGGCAGGCTCACGCGTGACCCGGAACTGAGAAAGACGCAGGGCGGAACGCCCGTTGCATCCTTCACGCTGGCAGTTGACCGCGACTTCACGCCGGAGGGCGGAGAGAAAGAGACGGATTTCATTGACTGCGTTGCCTGGAAGGGAACAGCTGATTTTGTAAACGGTTACTTCTTTAAAGGAAGCATGGCGGTCGTGGACGGACGGCTGCAGCTGCGCGACTGGAAGGACAAGGACGGAAACAAGCGCCGGTCTGCTGAGGTCGTAGCGAACCGTGTGTACTTCGGAGAGGGCAAGCGAAACAACGAACCGCAGAACCCGGAAAACCCCGGCGGGTTTACGATGATGGACGAAGATGACGGCGATCCGCTGCAGTTCTAAGGCGGTGGCGGGATGGCAAACAACAAAGACCCTGCCGTCTTGTTTTACACGTCGGATTTCCTATCCGGCTGTGCCTTGATGGATATGCGGGAGCGTGGGCAGTATATCACGCTCCTGTGCCTCCAAAGAGAGCGCGGGCATATGACGATGCAGGAAATCATACGGGCTGTCAAAAAGCCGTCAGACGAGGTTATGAGCAAGTTTCAGAAGGATGAGGATGGCAAATACTTCAACCGCCGGATGGAGCTTGAAATCGAAAAACGGGACAAGCATTGCCAGCGTCAAAGGGAGAACATCAGCAAGCGTTGGAATAAAGAAAATGATAACTCTGGTATGGCTGATGGTAGTGCTTGCGGTAATACCACGGTATTACCTTTAGAAAATGGAAATGGAAATGGAAATAGAAAAGAGAGTAGTTCTATTCTTGAGAAGAAACGTAAGAAATTTATACCACCTACGTTGGAAGATGTTTCCGCATACGCGAAGGAGCGTGGAGTCCCGAATCTGGCACAGAAATTTTTTGACTATTATTCTGCCGGAAATTGGGTCGACGGGAAGGGTGACCCAGTACGGAACTGGAAGCAGAAGTTCTTGACGTGGGAATCGAAAGAACATGAGAAGGGCGCGCCGTTACAGCCGGGGAAGAAGCCGGGCTACAACGTGCAGCACCACGGAGACGAGCTGTCTGATTTCCAGCGGGCGGCGATCCGGCAGATGATGGAGGATGGGTCATGAATAATTTCGGACCGTGCACGCAGGACTGCCCCAATCGGAAAGCCGGTTGCAGCGCGTCCTGCGAGGCTTGGAACGCCGTGAAGGGAGAACGGCTGAAAAGCTATGGCAGGCGCGCCGAGATCATCGACATAAGCCAGATGACCGATGGCGGGGCGAGAAATTGCCGGAGGGCGGCAAGAGGGAAACGGAAAATAGGAGGGGCGATGTGACGTGAGCGATTTAGAACAGACCGCGATAGAGCGGCTACGGTTTGCGGCTGAAATGTCCCTGCGGGTATACAAGCAGCCACTTGTGATTACATACTCGGGCGGCAAGGATTCAGACGTGCTTTTGCATCTGGCTGGGAAAGCGGGTATCCCGTATGAAGTGCTTCATTCGCTGACCACGGCGGACGCGCCGGAGACTGTCTGGCATGTGCGGGATACCTTCCGCCGCTTGGAGCTGGATGGTGTAAAATGCGACATCGATACGCACCGGACGCCGGACGGCGGGAACGTGACCATGTGGAACCTGATCCCGCGTAATTCCGTGCCACCGACAAGAATCAACAGATATTGCTGCAGGGAACTGAAGGAAACCGGCGGAAAAGGACGTTTTATTGCGACGGGAGTCCGGTGGGCAGAGTCTGCAAGGCGGAAGCAATCACACGGCGTTATGGAAACTAGCCACAAGGACAAAGACAAGCGAATTATCCTGATGGACGACAACGACGAGCGGAGAATGCTCCTGGAAAACTGCCAGCTGAAAGCTCGACGGACGGTAAACCCAATCATCGACTGGGCGGAATCTGACGTGTTGGACTACGCTTCTGCCGAAAAGATCTGCATGAATCCGCTGTATGAATGCGGATGGAAGCGCGTGGGGTGCATTGGGTGCCCAATGGCAGGGAAACACAGAAACACGGAGTTCTCGCGCTATCCAAAGATCAAGGCCGCGTATATCCGGGCGTTTGACAGGATGCTTGCGAAACGGAAGAAGCGGGAGTCCTCGAACGACTGGCAGACCGGCGAGGACGTGATGCACTGGTGGATAGAGGACGGCGTTTTGCCGGGACAAATGGTTCTTGAAGGAATGGAGGAGGACACGCTATGACAGACAAGGAAATCGTGCAGGCGCTGCGGCGCTGCCAATTTGGGGCACCGTGCGCTCGCTGCCCGGCAGTGAGCAATAAAAACTGCATGGACGAGATGCATAAGTGCGCAGCCGACCTCATCGAGCGCCTGACCGCCGAGAACACGGCGCTGCGAGAAGGCGCAAGCCTTGGCAAAGCAAAACGCCCACAGAAAAAAGCATATGAAAAATCCATTGAATTTCTGCGCGCGCTGACAGATGGGCAATCGGACGAGATAAAAAGTCTCAGAAGAGAACTTGAAGGGAATGACATGGTGATTGCCCTCACCCAGAGAAAGCAGGCGGAGGCAGAAGCCGAGAGGGACGCAGCGTTAGCAGACCTAGCGGATGCGCGGAGCTGCAAGACTTGCAAGTATGCGTGCGATACGCGCGACTGCTCCAGCTGTAAATCAAAAACGTGCAAATGCCGTGAGTGCCATCTCGACAAGAATGCGTGGGAATGGCGCGGATTGCCGGAAGCACCGGAGGAAGGAGGAAAGGCATGAACCCAGAACTCCTGAAATCTGTGACACGCAATGGTTGGATTGAATGGAAACTGTTGCCGAACAAGGAGGACACTGATGGAACGACTGACGTTTGAAGGAAACTTCTGCGACATCGCGCAGTGCCGCGAACTGCCGTGTAAGTATGACGGGAACTGCACGCAGAAGGAGGTATGGGAAAGGCTCAAGCAGTTCGAGGACGCGGTGCAAACACCAGAGAAAGCCGCGTGGGCAAAGAAAACTATCGAGATGGCGTTTTCGGATGACACGTCGGAGGTTGAGCGCCTCCGCGAACTCTACAAAGCCGACAAGGAAGGGCGGCTCGTCGTGCTCCCGGTACGGCCAGTGCTTACGCAAAGTTGCGCAAGTATGTTGTACATAGTGGATGACGACGAAATTTACGAAGATTCGTTGTATGAAGCCGTTGTCGGCATGTCCTCAAGCGGGCGTACGAACGTAATTTATACTACACTCTCTGATCAAATGATTTTTGGCCAGGAGGCCATCGGCAAAACCGTTTTTCTGACACGCGAAGAAGCCGAGAAGGCTTTGCAGGAAATGGAGGGCAAGAAGGATGGCTGATTTTATCCGGCGCGAGGATGCGCTATTTGCGTTACAGAAAGCAGAACGCGGTGGAAGCATGACGGCACTAACACGGTTAGAACGCGCATATGCCGAAATTCGGGAAATGCCCGCCGCCGACGTTGCGGAGGTGGTGCATGGGCGGTGGATTAAAGATGATTTTCTTTCCGATGATGTAAACAACGCCGAAAAATGTAGTCAGTGCGGCGAACTGATTGGATGGTTCGGGAATCTGCCGAACTATTGCCCCAACTGCGGGGCGCGTATGGATGGAGGTGAAGATCGTGCGGTTAGTTGATTTAGATGCAGTAATTGATTGTATCGAAATGGAGTGGGGATACGAGGGGATACGTGAGGACTTATACAGTCTGCCAGTCGTAGACGCTGTGCCGGTGGTTCACGCGAAGTGGATTCCGTTCCATAGCGAAGCGGCAGGAGATATCCAGTATTGCTCGGCGTGCGACATCGGATTTGACGCGCGAATGGATTACTGCCCGCACTGCGGGGCACGCATGGACGGTTGGATGGAGGACGCAGACAATGGGTGATTTTGAGCAGATGCTGAACGATCTGTGCAAGATGAGCAAAGCGCAGCTTGTGCAAATGGTGAGAAACACGGACGAGGTGGAAATCGCTCTGAACATTTTCAAAAACGTGATGAAAGAAGATTACGCTAGGGTGCTTCGCTGCAAGGACTGCAAATACGGGGACTACGACAGCAAGCCGGACGGCGCTATGGTCTGTATGCGAACAAACGATGGCTTCTGGCGGAAGGAAACGGATTTTTGCAGCTACGGTGAGTATCAGACAAATACAGGAGGTAGCAATAATGTGGCTGATTGATGCGAACCGGCTATACGACGCAGCAGAAGAAAAGTACATGGAAGATCGGAGCAAAACCGAGAATGTTATCACGCGCGTAATGTTGAGCCAAGCGCGACAGAAAATTCAGGAGCTGATTGCATATGCACCCTCGGTAGACGCTGAACCGGTCGTGCGTTGCCAAGATTGCAAGAATTTCCGTCGGAATGAAGAAAATGACCCGTACTGCGCAGATCGGAGAGGGCTTTCAGACCCGGAGCCTGACGGGTATTGCAGCTACGGAGAACGGAGGGAAGAATAAAGGATGAGCCTAACAGACGCTGCCAGATACACCACAATGATTATGGCGCAGAATCCAGACTGGTGCGCCAAAAGAATGGAAAACTTCGAGAAGTACATCACGGAAAATAGTGCTGGTGCTGCCGAGGTGTGTAATGAAAGGAAAGACAACTCCGCGATGAACACACACATTACAAACATCAAGGGCGACTGGCAGGAGATTCAAGACGCTTCGGGATATAGCGTCAACCGAGATGGGCAGATCAGAAACGATAAGACTGGTAAGATTCTGAAACCGTTTGGCAGCAGAGGGAAATATCTGGGCGTTGGGCTAGGAAGAGCTGGGTACCGAAGAGTACATCGTAGGGTTGATTTTATTGGGGACCCAAATATTCAAAATCTGATTGATACCATGCGCAAGCGGTTATGCAGCCAGGCAGCCCCGGAGACGCGCGCGTATGCCGAGGATTTCAAAACAGCTCTGCATGAGGTGCAGCCGGAGATTTCGGACGTTCTGGTGCCAAACTGCGTTTATCGGTGCGGATGCCCGGAGATGCAGACATGCGGGATGTACGAATGGTGGCTGAAATTTCACCCGGACATTGCAAGCACGGACATTCAGAAGCGGTATAACACTTACAACGAACTGTTTTGGAAAGTGAGGGAGAAGCGTGGGAGAAAGTAAGTTAAACGAAATGACGCTTGAAGAATTAAAGAACCATATGGACACAATCACAGGACGCCTTAAAAATGAATGGGTGAAGCTCAAGATGGTCGAATCTTTGAGTAATTCGATTCGAAACGAAATGAACCTGCTTGGGATGCTGGCAGATGCGGAACTGAAGGCTATTGTAAAAATTGAAAAACTGATGAAGGAAAATGCAAATGGGAACGATACTGGCGATTGATCCCGGCAACATTCAATCCGGCTATGTGCTGGTGGAGCACGACGGGAAGGAAATCCGGAAGGTGCTGGACGTTGGTAAAGTTCCAAACGAGGAGATGTACAGCGTTTTTTTCAGCACGTATGATCATCTGGCAATCGAAATGGTGGCGGGTATGGGTATGCCGGTCGGGCAGGAGGTGTTCGACACCTGCTTCTGGATTGGACGGTTCTGGGAATTTGCGACGTTATACGGCGTGAGCCATCCGCCGCAGAAGATCTTCCGCCGGGAAGAAAAGCTTTACTTATGCGGCAGAGCGTCGGCGAAGGATGCGAACATCAGACAAGCCCTAGTAGACCGATACGCGCCCGGTCAGCCGAATTTCGGGAAAGGGACGAAGAAGAATCCGGGCTTTTTCTACGGCTTCTCGGCGGACATGTGGGCGGCTATGGCGGTAGCTGTGACGTATTTTGACAAGTACATAAGGGGGATACAGCTATGAACGATCTGGCGAAGCGTATCCGGAGCAGCAACGCGGCATACCTGAACGCAGGAATGGAAGCGGGGATGCAGAAGGCAATCGATCTGCTATTCGTTGCGGCGTATGAACTCGGGATGCTCAAAAGCCCATCGAAGGCAAATCAGTTGTTGCAGAAAATGCAAGAACTCGAGAAGGAATACGGCGTAGCATGGCAGGGGAAGAAGGAATCCGACGATGCAATTCACCGGCTGGACTCGAGTCTTAAGAAGCTTTGTGGTCCGTTTTTTCAGCCGTTTTTCGAACGGAACGATACAATTAAGGATTGGTGGGACAAATGAAAATTGTTTTGGAACCGTGGGCGATCATGCCCACAAGGGCGCATGAATACGACGCGGGGCTTGATCTGTATTCCGCGAACGACGACGTTTACATCTACCCCGAAGAAAGCGAATTGTTTGATACCGGCGTGCATGTCCAGCTGCCGAAAAACACCGTGGGATTCCTCAAGAGCAAAAGCGGTCTGAATGTCAAGCACGGAATCACCAGCGAAGGGGTCATAGACGTCGGCTATACCGGAAGCATCATGGTCAAGCTCTACAACCACGGAAGCAAGCCTTATAAGGTCTGTAAGGGCGACAAAATTTCACAGCTGGTCATTCTGCCGTGCATCCTTCCGGAGCTGGAAGTGGTAAGCTCGCTCGAGGAGACGGAACGCGGGGAAAACGGGTTCGGGAGTTCGGGCAGATGATGGGTGATATTACAAAACAGGAATACTCCACTTGGCTGGAAGAATCCCTGAAAACTATACTGGAGTTCAAACCATCGTCGATCTGCATTGTTGCGTCTTCTGAAGATGGGACAACGAATACGGGATATTTCAACGCGACAGGGCAAGACAAGGCTATTTTTGCCGCTAACATTATGAGCGACATTGTAATGGATATTGTCAAAATCAATGCAGAGGATATCAAGAAAATATTGGACGGAACAGAGTAAGGGGGCTGATAGGGTGAGCAAACCGCGCTATGGGTGGTGGGGCTACGCAAAATGGATGGTACGAAGCTACAAGGGCGGTACGCTTATGACGCGAGAGGAAATCGACGCGGTAGATGCTGCTGTCGAAGAAACAAAGCAGCTTTCCGATGGTGCGGAACGGCTGAAGCTTATTGATCTGGTCCTGTGGAAGCGCACACACACCTTACAGGGCGCTGCTATGGTGGTATATGTTTCGGAGCGTACTGCTCAGGAATGGCATAGGCAGTTTATCTACTTGGTGGCAGAAAAACGTGGTTTATATTCAAAAGTTTGCGTAAGAGAGCCTTAAACATAGTGTATCGTTGAGAGCGTAGAGGTGTATCCTCTGCGCTTTCATCCTTCTTACGGCTACGCAGCGTACTGCGGAACCTCCTTTTTCTTAGCTCCACCGGAAACCGCAATCCGGTGGAGCGTGAAAAGGAAGATTGGAAGGGTGAATAAGGAGGGATGAAATGGAAGTAAAGAGCTTGAAATTAGATAGCATTACGCCTTATGGGAAGAATGCAAAGAAACACGATAAACGGCAGATCAACAACGTTGCAGAAAGCATCAAGCAGTACGGCTTTGTTCAGCCGATTGTAGTTGATCGGGACGGTGTGATTGTAATCGGTCATTGCCGCGCTCTGGCGGCAAAGAAGCTGGGCATGGAAGAAGTGCCGTGCGTCTGTGTAGATGATCTGACACCGGAGCAAGTGAACGCTCTGCGGCTGGTGGATAATAAGAGCAACGAGAGCGCATGGGACTTTGACCTGTTGGCGGAGGAACTGCCGGAGCTGGATTTGGCGGCGTTTGATTTTGACTTTTCTTTTCCGGAGCCGGACGAATCCGAAATTGAAGAAATGACCAACGAGCAAAGAGAGCAGGAGTTCCGGGAAAGGATGGAGCGTGGAGAGCTTTCAGACGATGATGAGGACTACCAAGCTTTCCTCGAAAAGTTCGAGGCGAAGAAAACAACGGACGATTGCTACACGCCGGACAACATCTACGACGCAGTAAGAGATTGGGTGGCTGAGAAGTACGAAATTGGCAATGCCGCGATTGTGCGCCCGTTTTATCCGGGCGGAGATTATAAAAGCGAGAAATACCCTTCCGGGTGTGTTGTGATAGACAATCCGCCTTTTTCCATTATTTCAGAAATCTGCGAGTGGTACACAAGCAAGAGAATCAACTTCTTTCTGTTTGCTCCGACGCTTACGCTCCTCGGAATTATGCGCGGCTCGGCAAACTATGTGGCGTGCGGGTGCGGAGTTGTGTATGAAAACGGCGCGTCTGTCAATACGTCGTTTGTTACCAACATGGGGGGCAATAAGATTGTCGCTGCCGCTGATTTAAGAGAAATACTGGATGACGAGAACAAAAAGAATCTCAAAAAGTTGCACAGAGAACTGCCGAAATACTCATATCCAGACGAGGTTTTGACAGCAACGATGCTGTGTTATATGGCAGCTCACGGCGTAAGCCTTGAAATTAGAGAAAGAGATGCACATTTTATCCGCGCGCTTGACGCACAGAAAGCGTCGGGGAAAGGATTGTTCGGCTCCGGCTTTTTGCTATCGGAAAAGGCTGCTGCGGAAAAGGCTGCTGCGGAAAAGGTCAAAACGGATATTTGGGAGTTGTCGGAGCGGGAATGGGCAATCGTGCGAGGCTTGGGGGATGACGATTGAAGAAGCACAGTCAATCATTGACAAAACAACCAGCCCGCACTTAAAGCGGGACATGGAGAAGTTTATCAAACGCCAGAGGAGAAAGGAGGGTGCGTATGGCACGACCAAAAAAGGAAATAGACCAGAAGCAGTTCGAGGCACTGTGCGGGCTTCAATGTACCCTTCTGGAAATCTGCGACGCGCTTGATGTAAGCGATAAAACCTTAGACGGATGGTGTAAGAGAACTTATGGGGAGCATTTCTCCGAAGTATTCGCGAAAAAGAGGGGTAAAGGGAAAATATCACTGCGAAGAATGCAGTGGAGGCTTGCTGAAAAGAATGCGTCTATGGCTATCTGGCTCGGGAAACAGTACCTAGACCAGACAGACGGAGCAAGCGAAAAGAGCGGAGACCCGGCAGCTTTGGCGGCTTTGATTCTGGCGCTCAAGGGCAACGGAAATGCAGATTAATCCATTATCGAAAAAGCAACGGCAGATCATGGAGTTTGCACAGTCGGAGGATATAGCGCTGATCTGTGATGGCTCTGTCCGTTCCGGCAAAACAACAATTATGGCGTTGACGTTCGTCTTATGGGCGATGAATAACTACGATCATACGAATTTCGCCATTTGCGGGAAGACGGTTCAGGCGGCGGAAAGAAACATATTAAAGCCATTGATGGAGGTCGATGGGCTAGGCGCGGCTTTGTCGATGAGTTATAAAGTTTCGACGAGGATTCTCACGGTACGAAGCGGAAACAAGACAAACTGGTTTTATCTGTTCGGCGGCAAGGACGAAAGCTCGTATATGCTCATTCAGGGCATTACACTTGCGGGTGTGCTGTTCGACGAAGTGGCACTTATGCCGCGTTCGTTTGTGGAGCAGGCGCTTTCCCGTGCGATTTCGTTTGAACATCCGAAATACTTCTTCAACTGCAATCCGGAAAGCCCGAGCCATTGGTTCTACAAAGAGTGGATTGAGCGTCCGCGCGAGAACACGCAGCACATCCACTTCCTGCTGGAAGACAATCCAATTCTTACTCCGCAGATGATCGAGCGGACGAAAGGAATGTATTCCGGCGTATTCTACGACAGATACATTCTCGGGCGTTGGGTAATCGCAGAAGGGCTTGTGTATCCGATGTTTGGAGAAAACTGCATCGTGCATGATGGACCGGATGGCGGGGACTTTTACATTTCCATCGACTACGGAACGATGAACCCGTTTTCCGCTGGGCTTTGGAGGGTCACGAAAAAATGCGCGGTTCGAGTGGCGGAAGTATATTATTCCGGTCGAGCCGAACGCCACCAGAAGACCGACGAAGAGTACTGCGACATGGTGGAACAGTTGGCGGGAGACAGAACAATATCGGCGGTCGTCGTAGACCCTTCGGCAGCGTCGTTTATCGAAGCCTTGCGGAGACGCGGGCGGTTCAAAGTTAGGCACGCGGATAACGATGTAATGAACGGAATCCGAACCGTGTCTGCTTTTCTCAAAAATGGGAAAATAAAAATACACGAAAGCTGCGAGAACTCCATACGTGAATTTGGGCTGTACCGGTGGGACGACAAAGCAAGAGAAGATCAAGTTATAAAGGACAACGATCACGCGATGGACGATATTCGGTATATGGCTATGACGGTACTGAAAAAGGCGTTCAAAGAGCATTCGTTCGTGCCTGAACTGGCGCGGTGAGGTAAAAGATGAAAACATATCAGGATTTTTTAGAGGTCGCGGAAAAGTCTGACCGGGAACGGATGGAATTTGTTCTGTCCGCGATAAATAATCACAAAGACTCGGATTTATACAAACAGGCGGTTATTGCGAAGGAGTATGACGCGCACCGGAATGTGACGATTGCTAATTTTCAAAAGCTGCTTTATACACTCAACGGGAAAGTCATTCCGGATAACTACAGCCCGAACTATAAGCTTCGGAGCAATTTCTTTGCAAATTTCATCACGCAGGAAACCCAGTATTTGCTTGGAAACGGCGTGACACTGAAAAAAGAGGAAAACAAAGCGAAGTTGGGCGCTGGGTTTGACACACGGCTCCAAGACGCAGCACACGACGCGCTTGTCGGCGGCGTTTCCTATGGTTTCTGGAATCTCGATCACCTTGAAGTGTTTGATGCGACAGAATTTGTTCCGCTTCTGGATGAGGAAAACGGAGCTCTCCGGTCGGGCATTCGTTTCTGGCAAGTATGCACAAGCAAGCCGCTGCGTGCTACGCTCTTCGAACCTGACGGATTTACACAGTACATCCGACGGAGCGGGGAAGAAATGATGATCTTGGAGCCGAAGCGCGGCTATGTGGCTGTGGAAGCGACTTCTGAGATTGACGGGACCGAACTTCTGGCGTATCAGAATTATCCGGGCTTCCCTATTATTCCTATGTACGGGAACCGCGCAAAGCAGTCTGAACTGGTCGGACAGCGCGAGGCGATTGACTGCTACGATTTGATCAAATCCGGCTTTGCGAATACGGTTGATGATGCATCCGTTATTTACTGGACGATCTCCAATGCTGGCGGCATGGATGAGATCGACATGGCAAGATTCAAAGAGTCTATGCGGAGGATTGGTGTAGGTCTTGTGGACGATGACGGCGCGAAGGCGGAGGCTCATACGCTCACAATTCCGGTTGAAGCTCGGGAAGCGCTTCTTTCCAGAATCAGCGACGATCTGTACCGAGATTTTCAGATGTTGGACGTTACAAAACTGCAAGGCGGGCAGAAAACAGCGACGGAGATCACTGCGGCATATCAGTCGATGGATAATAAGGTCGATCAATTCGAATACTGCGTAATTGATTTCTTACAGGCGCTTTTCAAAATCGTCGGGATTGAGGATGAGCCATCTTTTACTCGCTCCAAGGTAACAAATCAGCTGGAACAAACGCAGATGGTGCTTCTTGCGGCAAACTACCTCGATGATGAGACAATTTTGAACAAGCTCCCGTGGCTGACGCAGGAAGAAGTTGCCGAAATTCTGAAGAGAAAAGCGGCAGAGGATATTGAGCGCAGCTTCGAGCCGCCGGAGATGGTGAACGATGAGACCTGATAAGGGATACGACCTCACCGAAAAAGAGTTAAAGGCGCTCGAAAAGCGGATATATGATTCTTACAAAGAAGCGTATGACGGTCTGACGGACATCATCAAGGAGTATTTCACAAAGTTCGCAGACCGTGACGCTTCTGAAAAGGCACGGCTGGACGCTGGCGATATCACAGAGGAACAATACAAGCAATGGCGGCTTGCGCAGATCGGGCGTGGAAAGCGATTCGAGGCGCTACGGGATAAGGTCGCAGAGCGCATGACAAATGCAAACGCTGCTGCTGTTGCGTATGTCAACGATGCAACGCCTGGCATTTACAGTTTGAATCGGAATTTCGCGGCGTACACCATTGAACAAGTGACCGGCGATGTCGGATTTGACTTATGGGACGAACAGACTGTAAAGCGCTTGATTGTGGAACAGCCGGAGCTTATGCCGTATTACCCGCCGAAAAGAGCGTTAAAGCGTGGAATTGATCTTGCATGGGGCAAAAAGCAGATCACAGCCAGCGTCACAAGCTCCATTTTGCAGGGCAAGAGCATTAAGCACATGGCAGATGATCTACAATCCAGAATTGTCACCATGAACCGCGATTCCGCTATCCGGACAGCTCGAACGGCAGTCACGGGCGCGCAGAACGCCGGACGGATGGATTCTTACTTTGCGGCTGAAAAGATGGGGATTAAATGCCGCAAAGAGTGGATGGCGACGCTGGACGGAAGAACGCGCCATTCTCACGCGATGCTCGATGGTGAGGTTGTGGACAACGACAAGAAGTTTTCTAATGGTTGCCGTTTCCCAGGAGACCCGCAAGGAAGACCGGAAGAAATATACAACTGCCGCTGCACGCTGGTATCTGTGATAGAGGGAATTGACACTTCCAGAGGACAGCGCCGCGTCAGAAATCCTGAGACAGGGAAAAATGATCTGATTGAAAATATGACTTACGCCGAGTGGGCAGGATGGAAACAAAAAACAGGCACCGATAGGTTGAGCATAGCAGTTGAAAAAATTAGAAATGCAGACAAGGTTTCTGACATTTCGAGAATTGTTCAGGACGAGACGAAGAAATTAGTTGACCTATCTGGCATGGAGTTAGACCTTGCAAAAGAGAATATGGAGCAGATTCTTCGGCTTGGAGATGAATATGGATATCATTTTAGCGAGATTGTAACTACATCTGGAAGAGCGGCACTCGGAGAAGTAAAACGATCCGGGGCAAGAGCGGAAAAAGTTTCTCTACAATATCCAAAAAAGTATTATAAAGATCGGAACAGTTTGTTTGCGGAGCTGAGAAAGTCGGCGGCAGCAGGCGAAAGCCCGCGCCTGGGTAGACGGCAAATCGGGGTATATACAACAACGCACGAATTTGCTCATACGCTATCCGAAGAACTGACAAGCCGCCTTTATGGGTATGGGGAAGAGATCAATTTTTGGGATGAAATCGAAACGGTTTACAATAAGGCAAAAAAGGACAAACCGGAAGAACTCGGGAAGTATGCGTTTTCAAACCAAAATGAATTTCTTGCAGAATGTTTTGCTTATGCCAAATTGGGCGGTGCCTCGAATCAGTACGCAGACGAGGTATTAAGTATTGTTGATAAATATTTTAGGAGAAGGCGATGAACGTTGAATTTATCGACAATTCCGAAGAAGTGAAGTCCGCTATGCACGACGCGCTGATTCGCGCCCTCGAAAAGATCGGCATGACGGCTGAAAAGTACGCGAAGCGGCTTTGCCCGGTCGATACCGGCAATCTGAGGAACAGTATCACGCACCGCGTAGATGAAGGGGAACCGGCTGCATACATCGGAAGTGACACGGAATATGCCGCATACGTCGAACTCGGAACCGGAAAGTATTATCCGGGCGGAAGACCTACGCCGTGGGCATATCAGGACGCAAATGGGAATTGGCACTGGACGGCGGGAAATAAAGCACAGCCGTATTTGAAGCCCGCAGCGGCTGACCATGCATCCGAATACCGGAAGATCGTAGAGGATGAATTCAAAAATGGCTGAAAGTTTGCGTAAGAGAGCCTAAAATATGCGGTATAAATGTGGTAACAGTGAAGAAACGACTGTTGCCACATTTTTTGTTCTGTCGCGGCAAAGAACCGCCGACAAGGGAAAGGGAGATAGAACATGGCATTAACAAGGAAGCTCCTAAAGGGAATGGGGCTGACGGAAGAGCAGATGGACACTATCATTGAGGCGCACACCGATACCGTAGACGGGCTGAAAAACGATCTCGCGCGGTATAAGGCAGACGCCGAAAAGCTCCCCGGAGTACAGGCGGAGCTGGAAAACCTGAAAGCCAAAGGCGACGATGGCTGGAAGGATAAGCACGACAAGGTCAAAAAGGAATTTGACGACTACAAAAGAGAGCAGATACAGAAGGAAACCAAGAGCGCGAAGGAATCCGCGTATCGGGAACTTTTGAAGTCTGCGGGTATCAGCGAAAAGCGCATTGATTCGGTTTTGAAGGTCACCGATCTTTCTTCGGTTGAATTGGAAGACGGCAAGATCAAGAACGCTGATGATTTGAAGAAGTCCATCAAGGAAGAGTGGGCAGATTTCGTTGTTACCACAAAACAGAAGGGCGCGGACACCAAAGACCCGCCCGCAAACAACGGCGGCGCTATGAGCCGGGACGACATCTTTAAAATCAGGGACGCGTCTGAACGGCAGGCAGCAATCGCCGCAAATCTCAATTTGTTCGGAAAGGAAGAATAATATGGCAGCAAAAAACAACCTGACCATGACGAGCGACGTTCAGGTAACCGCTCGTGAAATCGATTTTGTAACCCGCTTTGCGCGGAACTGGCAGCACCTGCGCGACATTCTCGGCATTATGCGCCCCATCAAAAAGCAGCCGGGTACCGTTCTGAAATCCAAGACTGCGAGCGTCACGCTTGCGCAGAGCGTCGGCGAGGGCGAAGAGATCCCCTACTCCAAAGCGACGGTCATTGAGAAGGACTACGCGAACATCAACGTCGAAAAGTACGCGAAGGCGGTCTCCATCGAGGCAATCAAGGAATACGGCTATGATGTCGCAGTCGCGATGACTGATGAAGCTTTCCTGTACGAGCTTCAGACCAACGTCACGAACCGGTTCTACGACTACCTGAATACCGGTCTTCTGAGCGTCAGCGAAACCAACTGGCAGCGTGCGCTTGCGATGGCGAAGGGCGCTGTTATCAACAAGTTCAAGCAGATGCACAGAACCGCGACAAACGTTGTAGGCTTTGTGAACGTCATGGACTTGTATGACTACCTCGGCGGCGCTGATATCACAATCCAGACTGAATTCGGCTTCCAGTACATCAAGAACTTCATGGGCTACAGCACCGTGTTCCTGCTGTCTGACGAAGAAATCAAGCGTGGTCGTGTTATTGCGACTCCGGTCGAGAACATCGTTCTGTACTACATCGACCCGGCTGACAGCGATTTCGCCCGTGCCGGTCTTGACTACAGAACTGATGGCGAAACGAACCTTGTCGGTTTCCACGTGCAGGGCAACTACTCCACGGCGGTATCCGAGTCCTTCGCGATCATGGGCATGACCCTGTTCGCGGAGTATCAGGACGGCATTGCCGTTGCTGACATTGACGAGACCCCGTCGCTCGGCACGCTGACCGTTACTTCGGCAGCCGGAACCGCAACCGGCGACACGAAGATCACGGTTACCCCGGCGAAGGAAGTGTCTGGGAACGTCTACAAGTACAAGGTAGGCGAGTCGGCTGAGACGGTTACCTACGGTCAGAATGTCAGAACGTGGTCGACGTGGGACGGCAAGTCTGATATCACGGCGGCGACGGGCAAAAAGATCACAGTCGTTGAGGCTGACGCGACCTACAAGGCGCAGAAGGCTGGCAACGCGACGGTAACAGCGAAGTAATGGAGGTGGCGGTGTGATGCTGACTGAATTATGTGGCGTGCTTCGGAACTGGTTCGAGACTGACAGAATCAGTGGCACGTACACGGTCGAAAACGGCAGCATCACACTGCCGTTTTTGCAAAACGGACAGTTTTTCCGTGTGGTGGGCTCTGTTTTCAACGACGGAGTTCACCAATACCCGGATTACGCGATGGCAGACGAGACATTTGACGGCTCTATCTGGCCAATGTCTGTTCCTCCCGCACTTCTCTGCTTGGGAGAGGAAATCAAGGCGTGGCAGGAAAAGAACGGAGACATCGCCGCGAGCCCGTACACGTCGGAGAGTTTCGGCGGGTACAGCTATTCGAAAACGACGAGCGGGTCTGCAACCGGCGCTGGAATGGTAACATGGCAGTCTGTTTTTAAGTCGCGCCTGAACCAATGGAGGAAGATATGAGCTTACTTGACGATTTTGCAAGACCGTGTGTCCTCTTGGACAAAAGCCGCGTGCCGGACGGAGCGGGCGGTTTCGAAACAACTTGGGTCGAGGGCGTTGAGTTTTCCAATTATCAGGCACTTGATACGTCGATGGAGGCAAGGAGAGCTGAAAAAGAAGGCGTGACAAGCGTTTACTCGGTTCTGGTTCAGCAAAGCGTTCCTATCGAGTATAACGACTTCTTCCGGGACAAAACGACCGGGGAGACGTACCGTGTGACATCGGAACCGACGGCAAAGCAGTCCCCACGCTCGGCGAGTTTCGCTCTCAAGTATTTCACGGCAGAAAAGAAGGCGTTACCGGCATGACAAAAGACAAGGCATTGCACGCATGGTTTTCACAGTTCCTGACAGCGTATCCGGCTTCGAGCGTGCCGGATGATGCAATTTTTCCGTGGCTCACGTATGAGCTTATTACGGGCGCATGGGATAGTGGAGAGATCGGGCTTACGGTGAATCTGTGGTACTACACGGAAAAGGAAGCAGAACCGAATGCCAAAGCGCAGGAAATTTCGGACGCGATCGGCTTGGGCGGCGTGTTCGTTCCGTGCGACGGCGGTGCAATTTGGATTAAGCGCGGAACGCCGTGGTGCCAGAACATCGCGGACGATTCCGACAAATACATCAAGCGGCGGTATTTGAACGTGACGGTCGAATACATCACCGCGAACTGAAAGGACTGATTTCATGGCGAAATTTACAAAAATTCCGGCGGATACGTTTAAGCAGCTGCAAATCAACGCTGGCGTTGTTTTGAGCGAATTTACGCCTGCAACCGGAACGTTTGAACCGGAGAACCAGATCGGAGATCG